GGACCAGATAATTCATGGGTAGGATTAATCTTTGAATTCTGGAATACCGCTGAAACTACAAAAGCTGGAACGGCTGTAGTTACTGCAGTATCAGGTTCTAACCTTACCATGAAATCACTTTCTGGAGCAGCATTTTCACCCGGAAATAATGCACCGATGTATGTAGTTGGTAATGCACATGGTGAGGGTAGTTCTGCACCAGATGCGTGGGCTGATGAATTGCAAGTAGTCTATAATTCTTCACAGATATTTAAGACTCCTCTGCAGATCACCGGAACACTTCTGGCTGCATCCTTACGTGGTGAAGCATCTGAACTGTCACGTTTACGTGCACAGAAGAATCAGGAACACAAAATGCAAAAAGAAAAGGCTTTCCTTTTCGGACAGCGTGATAGTGGAACTGGTTTAGGTGAATCTGCATATGATGCTGGTAACAGATCAGCTAATATTGATGAAACATTCGCAGATGATGGAAGAACAGATGCTAATAGTAATGTAATCAGATCAACGTATGGTATGATAAGTGCTATGGATAAATATGGTGAATCTGGATCTTATGATTACCAGAACATCTTCAGCGTCTCAGAAGCAACTTATACTTATAATAGTTTCGTGGATGATATGGAAAAAGTTTTCCAATACGTTCCTGAAGCTGGAGTAAAGAGAGCTTTCTGTGGAGCTGGTGCATTAGGATACTGGTCAAAAATGGCTGGTTCTGAAGGTATGGCTGGATCATCTGGCTGGACTGTTAACTTAAGTGATATGAGACGCGATTCTCTAGGCTTCAACTATAAGATACTTGAGACACCTCACGGTATTCTTCAGTTGATTCCAACTCCCGCATTGCGTGGTCCTTATAACAAGTACATGCTTGTTGTAAGTGAAGAGAATCTATTTCATGCTCAGTATCGTTCACCTATGTATCAAACTAACATCAAAACAGATAATGCTTTTGACGGAGTGAAGGATCAATACTTCTCTGATGAGGGCGTTGGTATCTCATTGATTGAAAGTCATCATCTGTTTAAAGTTACAGATTAAGGAGGCTAATTATGGCTAGACCTTATATAGGTGGCTCAAGTGCTGCATGCGTAAGTAAGACTGCAAGTTTTTCTATTGGACAATCTGATCATGGAAAAGCTTTCATTCTATCTGGTAGTGCAATTACTGTTACATTACCTACTATATCAAGTTCCTTTACTGGATTTAGCTTTAAAGTTATATCTGGTGATGCTAGTGAACATGTTATATCTGGTGGTGCAAGTAAGATATACTATCACGGTAGTTATGGTACTGATCATGCAACAAATACTGGTAGAGACATACACGAAACAGTATCATCTTTAACATTAAATGCTGGTGCAATTAATGATACGATTGATATTCTTTGTGATGGTACAAACTGGTATTGTAGCGGATCAACAAAAGCTACTGTTGATGCTTAACAGGTAACTAAACTCGGGGGGAGATTAATAGTCTCCCCTCGAACTAAACTATGGCAACATATCAAGTAAAAGTAGAAGATCTAATAGGCAGCGTAGGAGATACGGCTGCTATCTCTGATTTCTGTACAGATACAGCTAGGGAGCTGGTTAATATTGCTCCTAAAGATATTCTTCATGTAATGGCTGAAGAAATAGATGATAGTGGCAGCGGAGCTACATTAACTAATGCTAAATTTCTTTATGCAAAGAAAGATGGTTATGAAGCTCCAAAGGTTGAGCCTGATAAAACAGCAAGATATACAGATTCTAATTCTATCTATTATGCTACTACTAAAAGTCCAATATGTTATATCTTAAAAAATAAAGCATTTGTTAAACCATCTGGTGGACAAGTGTTTGCAGTTAAATTTCCAACTATAGCTTTTGGAGATTCATTTGGAAGTTATGCAAGTAGTGGGACCGTAGTAGCACAGGAGTTAGAACCTGTTATTCTATTAGGAGCTGCAGTTAAAGGAAGACTGCGGCAGTTAGGAGATAAGAGAACATCCTTACCTACTGGATTAGTATTTCCTTCTACTCCTTCAGTACCGAGTTTATCAGCAAATCAAATAGGTACATTAGCAACAGCACCTGTATATACAGCTCCTAAAGTTGGCGGTGCAACTGAAGAATTGACTGCTACAATCGAAGCTGCTACTGCTGGTGAAGCTACTGATAAATACGATTTTAGTAGATGGTTTGATTTAGTTGCTGATTATATAGAAGATTCTGAAGATATAGAATTAGCTCAAGCACAAATACAAAAAATTAGTACATATTTAAATGCCTATGCTCAAGCAATGCAGAATCAATTAAATATATTTAATGATTCTAATGTAGAGTATCAGGCAGAATTACAAAGAGTCACAGAAAACGCTAGGTTATCATCACAAGATGATGCTCAGTTATTACAGAAATATCAAGCTGAACTTCAAAATTATAGCAACGAATTGAACGCACAGGTACAATCATATACAAGTGATCTACAAAGATTTTCTCAAGAGCATGGATTAATGGTCCAAGAATTACAAGTTCTTCAAGCTCAATATGCACAAGCAGTACAAGGGATACAAAAAGGATAATGGCTGATACTTTTGCAATTCAATATTCTGGCAAAGCAACTCCAATAGAAGAAGTTGAAGCACTTGATGGGACTAAGACTAGAATGATACACAGTAGTATTGATAAAAGTATTGCTGGTTCAAGGGAATATACATTAGGTGGTGATTCAAGTTTTCTTGAATATAAAAACTATACCACAACAACAAGTGAAGTTGAACTTGGTCATGCTGATATATTTAATAAAGATTTGAATATAGATTGGATGATGGTAACAATAAAAGAAGCAGCAGGTTCGGGAACTCCTGATTGTAAAATAAAATTAAAAGCTTATGCTGAATCATTTTGGGTATGGCTTATTGGAGTGGGTGACTTTACAATAATGCCAATGCGTGGATTAAATAAAGATGATAATCTGATAGAACTAGTTTCAACAAGTTCTGCTACATTGGCTAAAGTAGATATATTAATAGGAGAAGTTTCATAATGGCAGACTATGCCACATTTCAGTATTCTGGTAAAGTAGCTCCTATGGAAGAAGTTCAATCAGTTGATGGCAATAGAAAAAGAATAGTATATAGCACCATTGATAAAGTTTTAGGAGGAGCATCTGAATATCAATTAGGTGATGCAAGTGATAATTTAATATCTTATAAAGAATATACAACAACTACTAGTCGGGTATCATTAGAACATAGTACAATATTTAATAGTTCCGGTATAGGTCTTAATTTCTTAGCTATTTTTATAAAAGAAGAAGCAGGTTCTTTAACTCCTGATTGTAAAGTATATTTTGAAAATACTGTTTTAATCGGTCATCTTTCGGGTATTGGTGATTTTTTAATTATGCCAATGAGGAATGGAGATTATGAGGCAGATAAAGTGCAGATAGCAAGCAGTAATCCAAATACTTTAGCTAAAGTAGATATAATAATTGGAGAAATATAATCATGAAACAACAGCAAATGATCGAGATGATCCAAAAACATCATCCCGAAATGACAGCAACGGAAATTAGAATATACTTAAATAAGGCATTAGATGAATTTTGTGAACAAACTAAAGTCCTTAAAGGACAACAAACATTTACAACTGGTTCTAGCCAGCGTTATTATAAGCTTAACGATCTTGACGGGGATGGTAGTGGGGCTGATCAGCATAAGTTTATTGATGTTGACAGAGTTGATTATGATAATTATCAAATATCTAGACTCCAAGATCCACCCGAAAAATACTCGAGTACATAATGGCAACAACTGAAAGAACAAAAGCATTAGAACACGTTTGGTGGATTGAGTATTCATCAGAAACATCTGTTGGATATCATGAACCATCTATAGCATTAGCTAAAGTAACAAGTGCAGATACTACTACAAGCTTTACTACAGCAACAGCTAGTAAGTCTGTAAGAATCTATGGTTCTGTATATGATGAAGATTTTGTTGAGTCTGGTACTGGCATTGCATTAACAGAAGAACCTAATATACCTAGTCAATTTCATGAAGGGTTGGTTCACTATGTGATCATGAAAGGTTATGAAGACAAAATGTCACAGGACCCGAATTCAATGCAGAAAGCAGGATACTTCAGAAACTACTGGAATATTTGCATAAAGATGGGAACAGAATACGGAAATAGAAATTTTGATAACACAGGATTTAGTATAAAGCCAGCAGACGGCTTTTTAATGTAACAATAAACAAGCCCATTCACGGATCGTCAATCCTTAGGGCAGGAGGCAAACATGGCAAAGAAACAACACTTATCAGTACAGGAATCTTTAAACTCAGCAGGCTTTGGTGGTACTTGGACCGTTAACTCAGCAGCTACGCATGCTGGAACAGCAGAAGCAAATACAGTTCATGTAGATGTATCTGGTGCTGGTCAAATAGGTATATACTCAGCTGGAACAATATATTTTAACTTTTCAGCATCTCAAACCGATGTTGAAACAGACGATGATCTAAAACTACCAGCATCAACATTAGTATTTTTAACAGTTCCACAAGGACTAGGGTCTACGGTTTATTTTAACCATCTTGGTGTTGCTGCTTGTGAAGTAAGAATAGTGGAGGTTTAAGATGATCACAAATTTTATGAGTTCAGAGTCTGGATTAGGTTCAGGTGGAACAATAACTGGTGACTTAACTATATCGGGAGATTTAACTGTAACTGGAAGT